TTCTTGCCGGCCTCCGTGCCCGACTTCTCCGCGGTCTGCTGAACCCCGGTCATGTCGTTGGCGATCTTCCGCATCGCCGTCGCGTACTTGACGGTGAGGTCGATGTACCCCGAGGCGAGTTTGACGGCCATTAGTGATCACCTCCCTCGCTCTTGCCGGAGAACAGCGCAGCCAATCGCTGTGCCTTGTTGGGTGTTTCGGCCTTGTCTCGGCCGAGGAGCTTGCGGATCGTCGACCTGGGTGCTCCCTTGACCTTCGGGTGCACCGCCTTCTTCCGCGCGACACCCGGCCGCGGAATCGGCTCAGGCTTACGACGGTTCTTGCGGCCGTCCTTCGTCTTGGCCCATTGCAGCCACCGCAGAACATCGGCGATGGTGGCCAGGAGCAGATTCGTCAGCGTCCACCCGGCGTCGTCGGGGTACATCGACTTGTACAGGTTGGACTCGACCGACGAGTGCTTCACAAAGGTGCGCAGATCGGCCCAGTCGAACCACTCCGATGGGCAATACCGAAGTCGCAAGCCGACATTGATCAAATCGGCTTCGAGGGCCTCCCCATGCCGACCTATGAGGTCGAGGAGGCCGAGGATTCCCCCACTTCGACTCCGCTGGCCTTCTGCCACGCGGTCACCAGCGTCTGCCCGAAGTCATTGGCCTCAGCGGGGATCGTCAACCACCACTGGTAGTCCTCGTCGGACATACCCCACGCCAGCACAGACCGCGTGACCTCGGTGGGCCGCTGCGCGATCTCGTGCGCCGTCTTGTTGGGCATCATCCGCGACGACTTCAGCGTCAGTTCCCGGGTGACCTCGCGCTCGTCCTCGTCGAGGTACTTGTAGTCGAAGGTGACCATCTTCATGTCGCAGCCTCACAGTTCGAACTTCGTTGGGAATGGTGGTTGTTCACGCAGCCGGGTACAGAGACCGTGGAGGGGAACGGCCCCGGCTGCGTGGAGGAAACTCCCCTCCACGGTCTGTGTGTTACGAGCCGGACAGCTGCCCGTCGTCGGTCCACGAGAACGCGTGGTCGCCGTCGACCTCGAACGCTTCGAGCTGCACGGAGTACTCGATGGTGTCGGTGTGCACGACCTTCACCTCGCCGGTGTCGAAGATCTGGCCGTCCGGGATGTAGGTGCGGTACTTCGCGCCGAGCTGGGTGTCGATGGTGTCGATGACCCACGAGAGGTGCGGGAGCCGCTTGGCGTTCTTACGGACCTGCACGATAGTGCCGTGCTCCGACGTCGCCGCCACCACGGTGACGTTCGACGCACCGTAGATCGCCTTGAGCACTTCGGCGTTCAGCGATTCCAGCAGCACGAACTCGTACATCTGCGAGAACTCGGTCTGCAGGACCTTGACGACCTTGCCGCCGAAGTTCCGCTTCTTCTCGATGTTGCGGTCCGCGGTCTCGGTGAAGCCGTCTTCGCCGGCGTCTCCGAGATCGATGAACCCGTTATCGAGCGTGGCGAACGGGTTGGGCAGCGACGGCCCGGGAGTGTCGAGACCACCGACGAAAATGCAACCGGTGGTCGTGGGTTCGGCAGCGTAAACGTTCTTGACGTCGCCCATGATGTGTTACCTCTTCCAGGCACAGTTGCAGCCGGGGCCGAAAGAGCTTGGTGCTAAACGATGTTGGCGCGCACGAGGAGGTCTGCTGTGACCTGCCAACGCACCCGGTCGGTGATGTCGGGGTGAGGGAATTCCGCAGGCTCCCCGACGATATCGACGTCACGCACACCGAGGCGCGCGTACTTCAGTTCCTCGATCAGGGCCCGCACCGTTTCGGTCAGCAGTCCTGCTTGATAGTCCTTCTCAGCCCAGCCGCCTGCGATGATTCGTCGTGTCGACAGAACGCGCCGTTTCGGCCCGCTCGCAGGTGCGGTGGAAATGACGACGAACCGGCTCGGGCGCGGTGCCGCGGGGATCCGCGGCAGTACGTCTACACCGTCGAGTTCGTCGCGGGTGAGCAGGTAGTCAATGACCAACTTCCGGGCGACCGGATAGAGGATCATTCGCCGCCCGCCAAGTGGAAGTTCTGCACGAGGCGATTGTTGACGGCGTTGTCATGAATGGCGGCGGTGGTGGAAGTGATCACCGTGGCCCGAAAGTCGTCTTCTTTCAGCGTTTTCGAGGGGTTGCCCTCGACGCCCACCTTGTATCCGTCGTCGCCGAGTCCCGCCTCTTCGTTGCAGGCGTCAGCCACGCGGGTCATACGGCGGTGACCTTCGGTGTTGACGATGCCGGCGAGCATTACCTGCCACGCCGTCATGTGGAATACCAGTTGGCCGCGCTTCAGTCGGGCCATCAGGCTTTCTCCAGGACGAGGCTGAGGCCGGGCCGCCACCCGTGGAAACCCATACCGTCCTCGGCTCGGACGACGAGGTACGCGCCGCGGCCGGGAAGGGTGACTTTGTCGCGGACACCCCATTCGAAGTTCTCGGCCGGGATCTGCAGGCTGACCTTGTCGACGTCGAGCGCGACGTGTCCGTCGTCGCGCGTGACGTCTCGGTCGCTGGACCACGAGATCACCAGGCGGTCGGTTGGGGCCGCCCACACGTCGGTGACCTCGTTCTGCTCATCGCGTGGCCCGGGAGACCAGGTCTGCCACTGCACTGGCTGGTTCGCGGGGAACCCGGCAGTGGTCATCGCTGCACGATCACCGTCACCGGCCTAGTCCGGTAGGACTGGGCCTCCTCGCAGTCATCCGGAGTGAGCCCGACGGATCGGGACACCCAGTCGGCGAAACGCTGCTGGTAGAACTCCGACGCCAGGAACGTCGACTGCGCCACCGCCGATGTCGGATCCACTGTCAGGTATCGGGCGACGATCGCACCCACGGTGTCGGCGACCTCTTGAGGTACCGCTGCGCTGTGGGTGTAGTCGATCTTCACCATGAGTCCGGTGCCGACCCTGCGGCCGTTTCGGCCGATGATCAGTTCGTCGCCATCGACCTCGTACGTCAGGTCTTCAACATCGACACCGCTGACCGTGTGGACTGCGCCTTCGTCGCCCAGGCCGTCCGGCAGGGTGATCCTGCCGGCGACCGTGAGCAGCTTGACCGTCGTGCGCCCGGGCGTGAACTCCCTGCCGGCTTCGCGCCGAAACTGGCGGCAGATCTTGGCCAGAATCTGGTTGGCGCGAGCCACCTTGGCCGCCCCCAGCGCAGCCTCGTCGGCGAGGCCCAACGCGTGGGCGACGTCGTCGAGGCTGGCCAGGGGCGCCATGGGTTAGCTACCGCTCTGGTTGAAGACGACGACGCCGGGCTTCTTGATGACCTTGCCGCCGTAGACGTGCAGACCGCGCACGCGGTCAGCGAACTTGTTCTGCGCCCGCATGCCCTCGATCTCGTCGATCTGCGACACGAACGCGGCGGCCCGCTGGTGGAAGAACACGCCCTGCGGCGAATCCGACTCCGGCAGGTTGTTCGACGCGATCACGCGGAAGCCGAGCAGCTTGCCGATGGTCGCGTTGCGTAGACCCGCGGTGTCGCCGGAGGTGTCCCAGCTCGTCAGCTTCGAGTCGGCACCGTACAGCAGAGCCTCGAGCTCGGCGTTGACGATGGCGATACGCATGTCGTCGTCGGGCACGTTGGCCTTCTGCAGCTGCTTGCGGGCGTTCTTGAACACGTTGAACGCCTCGTCACCGGTGTCGGGGTTCTCCGTCCACGCGAGGGTGGTGGCGTTGGCCACCAGCATGTTCGCGATGAACTTGTCCGAGTCGGTGGCCATCGAGTCGCCTGCGGCCTCGGTGTAGAGCGGCAGCAGCCCGCGGTCGGCCTGGGCATTGTCGATGTCATCGACGTAGAAGTCGAAGTTCTTCTCCTGGTCGATGAGGATGTCGACGCCGATGTCGGTGATGTCGTCGGCCGTGGTGGTTCGGTTGTTGGCCTTGTAGTCCTTCACCGCGGGGGCGACCACACCGGGGATATGGACGGTGTTGCCCTTCGTGGCTTCGCCCTCGTACTTGCGGTCGAGCAGGTTCGCGAACACGTTGCGCGCGACGTATCGCTCGATGATGTACCCGGACCAAACTTCAGGAATGAAATTGTCGGCAGCCATGACGGCTCACCTCACTTTCGAAAGTGGTTGTGCGTTATCAGGTTTGGAGCTTCTTGAGCTTGTTCAGGCGGCCTTCCTGATCTGCCTTCACAATCTCGGCAGGGGTCATCTTGGCCAGTTCTGCCCGAGACTCGATCTGCTTGGGACCGGTGACCTTTTCGCTGCTGGTGACCGTTGAGGCCGGTGCAGCACTCGACGTCGGACGGCTGGCGTCGACGGCCTCGAGGGCCTTCTTCACCGCCTCGTCGATACGGTCCTTCTGCTTCTGCGCTGAGGAACGCATCTCGTCCTCGGTCGACCCGTGGATGTCCGCCGGATCGAGATCCGGGAACTCGCGGGCCACCTCGGCGCGGATACGTGCTTCGCGCTCGGATTCCACCGTCTTGCTGAGCTTCTCGAACTCGACCTTGGGGTCGAACTCCGACAGGTTCAGTTCGGACACGTCCAGTCCGGCTGCAGCGGCTAGGTCGCGGAGCTTCTTCGCGTTGGCCTTGGACCGGTTCTCCCACTTCGATTCGTCCTTGTGGACTGCGCGGAGCCGTTCCAGCTCGGCGCGTTCCTCGGCGTTCAGCCCACCCGCGGTCGCGGGCGTGGCGGTGGCCTCCGGAGTCTTCGTCGGCTCGGCCGTCTTCTCGGGCTCCGCCGCCGGTGTTGCTGACGGTGTTTCGGAGGCCGGTGCGGCGCCGGGCATGTTGTTGGGAGTGGCTGGAGTGGTGGTGGTGGTTGTCTCGGACATGTTCTCCTGCGTTTCGCTAGAGTGGGCGCCCGTTGCGGGCATGAAAGCCCCAGCGATACAGCAGTACTGGGGTTGTCTATAGGGCGGCGACGGGTTCGCCGTTGTTGCGCAGATCGGCGGCGGACGTGAAGTTCTGTCCGCGCCAACCAATTACGGGGCCGATCTCGCCGTGCTCGTGGCTGATGATCAGCTTGCGGTAGTCGGGCATCCGTCCGCCGCGGTCGGCGAGCGCGGCGAATTCCTTGACTCGCTGGTGGGTGTCCTCGAGCATCTGCTCGTCGATGACGAGGTCGAGGTCCATGCCGGGCGGGATCGGTCCGACGAGGCAGTCGCAGCCGCCGTGGATCGGGAGCAGGTCAGCGGTGTTGTACCGCTGGGTGGCTGCAATGAGGCACAGGGCGCACGATTCCCGGCCGGTCGGTATCCGCCGATAGTGTTTGCGTTTCGCGGCTTTGAGCGACGACTGAGACTGCCGGACGACGGCCATCTGCACATCGGTTGCGGCGATCGATTGCAGCCGACGCAACGCCCGCTGCTCGGCTTTCTGATCGCTGATGCCGGGCTTGTTCATCTCGATCGCGAACTGCCGGAACGCCCGGCGGTAGACGACGTTCTTCGCGACACCGCTCTCCCGGCGCGTCACATCCGGAAGCACCCGCATGGGCGCGGTGTCCGTCGCAGCGGCCAGGTATGCCGATGTCAGGTTCGCCGCCGCGAACTGGGTTGCCTCGACGGTGCTGATGATCGGTGACAGCACTTGCTCTAACGTGTTGTCCTGCAACAGGATCGCCGCCTGAGCCCACGCTGTCGCCAGGTACAGCTTCAGTTTGTCTCGCAGGCTTTCCAGCTGGGCGTCGTACTGAAGTGCGACCCCTTGCGGGAAAGGGTCACCCGCGGGGACGGGGCTAGACATTCACCGTTTGCGGCGTCTGCCCGTTACGCTCGGCCGCGTCACGAGCGGAGGGCAACGCCGGCTGCGTCGGCCTCGACTGCGCGGCGGGCAGGGGCTGCGGCGCGAATGCCGCGCTGAGCATCCGCTCCTGCGCCCGATCGATGTTGTCCTGCGCGATCTGCTCGGGGCTGTATCCGAGGATGTTGCGGGCGATCGACTGCCACGACTCCCCCGCCTGGCTCGCCGCCCGGGCGGCCTCATACATTTCGCTGAGCGTGACCCTGTCGACCGGCTTGAACAGCACATCGACCTTCAGTTCGCCGAGGTCGGCGCGTTCCGTCGTCAACGCTAACGCCATCGCAGCTTCGATGCCGACTTCGGCCTCGTCCTTACGTTCGGCGCACTTGAAGATGTGCCCGTCGGTGGTGTTCTTGGCACCCTCAGCGGTCTGATTCGCGTTATCGGGCATCAGCGCGGGGAACGGGGTCCGCGTGGACGCCGACAGCTGCCGGACATCGTCCTTGGACGCGTTGAGCATCCCAGCGATGTCGGAAGGGGTGGACTCGCCGATGTCGACGCCCGACGGCAAGTCCCAGATGATTCCGGGGCCCGGCTCGAACAGTTTCGCGTAGTCGATGTCGTTGCCCTTGGCGTCCTTCTGAGGCAGCTCGACGCCCTTGTCCTTCTTCAGCCACCGCTGACGGAACGCCATGATCGCCGAGGTTGTCAGGCGCTCGAGGAGGCCGCGGTTAATGCGGTCGATCAGGTCGGTGTGCAGTTCGAACTCGCCGGCGTCGCCGGGGTTGTTGTAAATGACCACCGGCGGCAGCCCCGGAGTGTCGACAGGGTCGCCGTCGGGCTGCCAGGAGCCTTCGCTGAGCCGGACGGGCAGCGCCCGCTTCTCTGTGATGTGGGTGCTGATGTCGCGGTAGAACTTCTGCCGCTTCCCGTTCATCCACACCATGGCCTCGTCACGGCCGGCGTCGAGGTCACGCCACCACCGCACAGCGGCGCGCACTTTCCACGGCTGCAGCGGATCGACTGAGACACACATCGTCTCGGGCGAGTCGGCGGCGATCAGCGCCTTGCCGTCGTCGTCGGTCCACACTGTCAGGTAGGACTGCCGGAACGTGAGTCCGTGTCGTAGCCACTCACGGAACACGCTCTGCATCCGGTTACGCGTCCAGATCTGCTGCGCCTGCTTGGCCAGCGGCGAGTCGCTCGAACCGCCAACGGTGATGCCGTTCGGGATGATCCGGTTGACCACGGCCTCGACGATGAGCAGGCCCCAGTTTGTGCGGGCTGTCTGCTGGAACTGCACCCATGCTTCGCGGGTGTTCTGGCTCATCTCGGGCATCGGTGCGTTGCCGTCGGTGTACGACCTCAGTCGCGCGTTGCGGGACCAGTCGAGGTCGACGCGGCGGGTCAGGAGCTTCAGCCACTCTTCGGGGGTTGTCGGCTTCGCCAAGGTGACCCCCTCTCAACGGAGTCGGCGCGGTGCGCTCACTTTCGGTGTGGGCTGAGCACCGGCTCGGCGAGCATCCAGTGCGGCGTTCCAGGACAGGCAGCCGGCCATCCCGGCGTCGAACTTGTCTTCGGCGCGGCCGTCCATCTTCTGCATGACGAACAGCGGCTTGCCTTCGTCGTCGGTGAAGTTCAGGTCATGTCGTCCGGCGTTGCCGAGGTGCCGCAGGAACGCATCGACGGTGCCCTCGGTGTCGCCGAGCGTCTCGGTGCCGCAGATTTCGATGCTTCCGGAGTCGAAGGCCTCGTTGTACGCACGGACGGCGAACGCCATCTTGCGCGGCTGGTTGGTCCACCACTCCACGATCTGGTCGGGCCAGCGGGTCGCCCAGTTCGCGACGGTCTCTGTCCAGTGCGGCGGGTCGAAGTAGCCGCGCCACACCTCGTAACGTTCCATCGTCTGCTCGAGCGCCGCGGTGACCTCGAGCTCAGGCACTTCCCACGGCAGCGGCTGACCGTCGATGCCGATCTTGTCCGTCGGGCGTTCCCATAGGCCGACGATCTGCTGTTTGCCGGTGTAGATCTCGGTGATCACCATCGCGGTGGCGTCGCGGAAGCGGGCGCCGTCGAACCCGAGCACCACGAACGCTCCTGGGCTGATCAGCATGCCCGGGCAGGCTAGCTTCAGGACCTTCGGCATGTTGAAGACCTGCGACCCGGACTTGCGCCACCGGTTCAGCCACACCCGCTCCCAGTAGGCGCGGTCGACTCCCTCGCGGTCGTAATCCTCAGCGATCGCTTCGAACTGTCCGGGCCCCCACTCGCCGGCTGGGCCGGTAGCGTCGGCGATCGCCGCAACCCGCTTCGCGGTGGTGGACAAGTCGTTGTGCTCTTCACCGGCCCACCGGCTGAAGAAGAAGAACCGGGGTGCCTTCTTCTTGCCGTCGGCGACCTTCTCGGCCTCGCGGCGAACGTCTTCCTGGATCGACTGCTGCCCGGGCTGACCGGCCGTCGACGTGTACAGCGTCCACGGCTCCTCAAGGGGCCGCTTGTTCATGTTCTGCAGCATCGTTTCGTGCGCCGCACGCACGCGCGGGAGGAACAGGCGGTGCGGCTCGTCGAAGTGCTGGAACGTGGTGCGCGCGCCGTCGCGAGCACCCGGTGCGCCGGAGACGGGGACGGCTTCGCCGGCCTTTCCGCCGTCGGGCCCATAGCGGATGATCCGCTCGAGGCTGGCGTCGAACATGTCGCAGTCTGGTGAGTGCTCGACGACGAACTTCAGGACGCCGTAGGCGAGCTCGCCGACCTGTTCCTCGGTGACCGCCATCATCGGGATGTATGGCGATCGCACCGGGCGGCCTACCGGGTTACCGGCGGCGTCGAACCCGTCGCAGCGGACTGGCGCTTCCGGGTGGAGCTCGCAGAAGGTGATCCACGAGGCCTTCTCCGTCTTGGCCAGGCCTTTGCGGAGTTCGATTGCGCCGCGGTTGAAGTGCCGGCGCCCAGCGAGCGGGTGCGGTTTCTTCTTCTCGGCGTCGAGGAACTGGGGGTGGACCTCGTACAGCCGGTAGAGGATGCCGCGCGTCTCCGCGTCGAGCTTCGCGGGCTGGCCCTCGAATGATCCTGGCCCGAACACGCACTTCGCCTCGATGAAGTCCGCCAGCGCCGGCCCGAGCGTCGGGAACGACAGGTCCAGAGGCGGGACGGTCAGCACCGCCACGGTCGACGGCTACTACTTGACGAGTGTCAGGCGGGGGTCGGTGGTCGGGTCGGGCTGCGGTGCACCCGGCGCCTTCGGCGGATCGTCGGACGGCGCCGATTTCTTCGCCTTCTTCGACGCGGCGATCGTCCACTCGAGGCGGCGGCGGTCATACGGCGTCAGGCCGTAGTCCTTCTGCGCCAGCCGCACCTCGGCGTGCGCCTTCGCGTCCGGGGCCCGCCAGTAGTTGTCGACCAGAACGGCGAGCCGGATCAGCCCGTGCACGTCCGCGTCGAGGTACTCATCGGACATCGGCGACGCCCACACGTCTTCCCACCAGTCGAGCGTCTCCTGGCACCACTCGATCTCGATGACCTCGGTGCTGCCGTCGTCGCGGGTGATCCGGATCCGGCGCGGCGGCAGGTCCGGGACCTCGATCTCCTCGTCGTCATCGCGAGGCTCGAGCTCGGTGGCGGTCGACGCCTTGTTCGTGCGCCGGCGGACGGTTGAGTGCTTCTTCTGAGCGGGCATCGGACGCCTCCGTATCGGAGCAGGGCTGACCCGGACCGTATCGGACCAGGTCAGGTGGCATATTCGTCGCCCCGGGCGGGCGGCCCCCGAATCTGGGGGAACCGTAGAGAGCAGAATCAGCAGCCTCGGCCGTAGGCGCGCCGAGCCCCCGGGAAGGGGTCCTCAGGGGGTGCCTTTCTGCGTTTCCGCAGGTCAGGAGGGTGTAGGCGGATCGGTGAGCTCGGGCTCGGGAGTGTTCACCGGTTTCGGCGCTCCAGCGGCCTTCAGGTCGATCACTCGCTGCCTCACCAGGCAGTCCTTGGCCTCGAGCAGCTTGCGTAGCCCGGCCGAGAGTTCGGGTCCATCGTTCAGGTCATTTGCGAGGCGGTGCGCGACCGCGTGCAGTGGCTTGCTCACGGCCTGCAGCGAGTCGGGCAGGTGCTCGAATGCAAACAGGTCGAGCAGGTGCTGGGTCGCCGGGTGTCGTGCGGGCATGGGTGCAGCCTCTTCCTTCGGTTCGTCGTCGATCAGTCCGCGCTCACGCAGTAGACGTTCGCGGTACGAGTTGCCATGTGGTCCACGAGTTGCGGCTGCACCGAGGAGCTGGGCCAGTGGATCACCGCTCATAGTTGCTGCCTCTCGGGTACTCGGTGGCCCTGTGCTCGGTGTCCCTCGTCGCTGGACTTGGCGATGTGGCATGGTTCGCATGCCGCCTGCCCGTTGGTGGGGTCGAACTCGAGTCCGCCCTCGGTGACGGGCTTGATGTGGTCGGCGTGCTGCGCGTGCCCGGTGCAGATGCCGGCGTATCGGATCTGGCAGCGGTGGTCGGCGTTGATGAGGACCTGTGCTGCCCAGGCGTTGTGCTCTGGTGTCCTGGTGCGTTGGGTGCGGCCGTCGGTGGGCCAGCGTGAGTTGTGCTGTGGGCAGGCTCGGACGTTGCCGGGCACCAGCTCCATGCAGTCCGGGTCTCCGGCGCAGTACTTCATTGCCCTCGGCATCAGCGCACCACGCCCAGTTCCCTGAGCAGTGCTGCCGAGATGCCGTCGACGGCGTGGGCCAGGACCTCTTCGCGTTCGTTCATGCTGCGCTGGCTGTACGGGTCGAGGTGCAGACGCTTCAGGCCGAGCGACTTCCGTGTGTAGGTGACCGCAGCGTGGACTGCTTCGTGGATCACGACGTTGGCCCGTAGGTGCTCGTGACACAGGCGCATGATCCCGAGGTAGTGCGCGGTCTGGGTTCGGGTTCGGGTCGGAGGCGTTGCGCTGCTGCCTGCAGCTCGGCGGCGGTGTCATACACCGCGACCGTCATCCAGAAGCGTGCACCCGGCAGGCCGTGGGCCACGGTGAATCTGGTCGGCTGCATCAGTAGGCCAGCGTCACGGCGTTGCGGTTCCACTGGTCTCGGGTGCCGTGCCGCCACGCCTTGCGTGGTGCGTGGCGACGGTTCCCGTCCGGATGCTGGACCAAGGTGCCCTCGTCGGCGTGATCGACCAGCGATGGCCACGTGTACGCGGCCATGTGGTTGTTGTCCTGCGCCCACTCGGTGATCGCCTCGTCGATGGGCAGTGGCCACACGTTGCGGTTGATACGGGCGCGGCCAGCGGCGCGGATGCTGTTCACCATGCCCGGTATGAGGTCGGCGTGGACCGCTACCCCGACGGCGTGGAGGAGATGCTGGGACACGATCCAGTCGGCGTCTTCGCGGTCGGCTTCGCGGGTGACCTGGTAGATGCGTTCCTGCCAGTGCTTCGGGTTGCCGGTGCCCAGATACAGCGACACGATCCGGCGCGGCGTGGCGGCGAGCGCCGCGTCGAGCTGGGCGCGGAACTGCGGGCATGGGACCGCGTCGTCCTCAAGGACGAGCACCCAGTCCTGCGGAGCTTCGGCGTACTTCGACCACACCCGCAAATGGTTCTGGGTGCAGCCGAGGGTGCCGTCGTCGTAGGTGATGGAGTCCGCGTTCACCGTGTCGGCCAGCTGCCAGGCCCGTTCTTCGCGGTCCAGGTGCGCCACCACACCGATCGCGACGCTCACAGCTCGGCGAGCACCTTCTCGTACTCAGGCTTTAGGGTCTGCCAAGACATGCTGGTCGCGAGGTCGCGCGCCGTTCTAGCTGCTTTCGCGTAGACGCTGATGCCAGTCGCGGGCGTAGTGGCGAACTCGTCGATCTTCGCGGCCAGGGCGCGGTGGTTCGCCGAGTACACGTCGACGCGCTGCTTGGCGTGGAAGTCGCGGCACCACCCGGCGGGGACGAGCCACTCGTGCGGGAGCCACGCGTTGTTGGGGCAGATGTCGGGCATGATCACCGGGAGCCCTGCGCCGATCGCTTCCTGTGCGGGCAGGCACAGGCCGCCGAATCGGCGTGGGAGGACGAGGACGTCCTGGCCGTCGTAGTTGTCCCAGTAGTTGACGGTGTCTCCTGTCTCGACCTGGACCGTGGCGTTGCCCAGCGAGGCGACCTGGTCGATCACCTTCTCGACGTAGCCGGGTTCCTGGCAGCGGATCGTTACCATCGCGTCCGACCGGACGTACTTCAGGGCCTGGAGCAGATCGGCGGTGCCGTTGCGATCGTGGATCGCGGGGCGGCCGACTATGTGCAGGAACCGAGCAGCTGGCCGTGCCGCGGGGAAGTCGGCGCGGACAGCGAACCGGTCACTGGCGATCGGCACCGGCAACAACACCCGCGGCCGCGGGAGCTCGTTGAAGTGCCACTTGCTCGGCGCCGCCCACAGTGTCGGGTGGTCGTCGCGGTCCAGGAACTCGTAATTCGCGTGCAGCACCGTCTTCACACCGGCGCGCCGCGCTTCCGGCCAGAGTGCACGACCGTAGCCGGTCTCCGCGGTGTAGACGACGTCGAGGCCGGGTAGCCACGCCCGGAAGTCATCCGCGTTTGGGAAGCGGTCGACCCACGTCGCCCCCGGGAACCAATCCCGCCGGATCGGCAGAGGTTTCGCCGACGGGCAGTTCACCACCATGACCTTCGCGCAGTCCATGTGGCGGAAGAACTCCAACGTCTGAATGCCCAGACCCCTCGAGTCGGCACGGGCGATCAGTCCGAGTCTCACAGCCAGATCACCGCCGCGACGTTGATCAGCATGTGCAGGACGATCGCTTCGCCAACGGACATCAAAAGATCTGTGCCTCTTCGTATTTCTCGGCGCCACAACGGCCGTCGAGGTGGTACGAGCGTTTGATGTTGCCGCCGTCGGGGTGGTAGATCCACAGCGGATACTGCGACCACCCGTTCAGGCCGTCGATCCGGTATGCCTCGTCGCAGACGCCGTGCATCTTGTCCTCGATGAACGACCGCGCGTCCGGCGAGAAGCAGCTGTCCATGATGCGTCGGTAGAACGCTGTGGCCGCGACGTGAGGGCGTTGCGACCACTGCGACGTGCGCTCGAATCCCGCCTGCCGGAACGAGGTCGTGACGACTGCGCGCCCGTGCATCATGTGCTGGTGCTCGTCGGGAGTCCGTGCCTCGTGATGGAACCTGACCACCCCGTTGGTGGGAACGAAGTGGAGAACTGAGTGCCAGTCGATCAGCTCGTCGACGACCAGCGGAGTGTCGTGCTCCACGTAGATCAGTAGCGGCGTGCGAATCTCTGCGAGCGCGGCTCGCATCATCCCGGTCTGGTGACGGTGATCGTCGAAGACCAGCGGACACACGTTGCCGTACTTGTGATCTGCGAGCCAGAGGGCGCGGCGGATGTACTCCTCGTAGTCACCGCGGCGGTCCTCAGTCTCGGGGCGGACCCCGTCGAACGTCAGGATGATCTCCACGTCCGGAAGGTGATGGCGGATCGAGTCCAGCGTTTCTTCCAGGATCGCCGTGTCGGGGTGCGACGGGATCGGCGACGTCGGAACAACCGCGGTGATCACAGGGCGCCGAGCCTTTCCAGGTCGTCGCGCAGCCACAGCGCGAGGTTCCGCTTGTACCGCATCCACCAGCTTGTTACGCGATTCGCATATCCGGGTGTCGCCGCCGACGCGATCGCGTTCACGTCGTTGGCGAGGCCTCGGCTGTCCCAGTAGGTGTCGAACGGGTAGGCGCCGAACAGCAGCTTCCAGAAGCCGTCGTCGCCGCGCACCGGGGAGATGGCGTCGACGACGGGCACCGTGTGTGCCTCGAGGGCCTCCCAGATCCGGAAGGTGTCCTGGCACACCGCTCCGGACGGGCACGGCGCCACCTTCGCCGAACACATCAGCGCCGCATACTCATCCGGCGGCAGACCCCGCGTGAATCCCTCCGTCGCGCCGACGTAGCCCTGGAAGTCATCGAGGGCGGCGAAGGCACGCTGACGGCGCTCATGGGTGTTCTGCGCTGACAGGAACACGTCGTTCACCCGGTCCGGCGGCAGCTCGGGCAGTGCGTTGAAGTGCGGCGGGAAGCCGATCGGCAGGAACCGCGCATCCTTCGGATACGCGCGGTCCGGGTTCGGTGTCTGCACCCACCACCGGATGTTCGGATGGACCACCCGGTCGACGTCGAACAGGTCTTCTTCATCGCCGGTCCGGATCGCCAGGACCCATTGGTACCGCGAGAGAGCCTCGCTGATCTCGTTGATCCGCTGATGCCAGTAGCGGCCCGGGATGATTAGCACCGCGCCGTCGGTGTGCGGATAGCCTGCGCGGCGCCCGAATTCCAGGCCCGTGGGATAGAGCTCGTTCGCGAACAACAGATCCAGCAGATTCTGATCCCACTGATCGAACGGCGCCAGCCGGCCGACCTGAATCACGCTGCCGCCGCGACCGGAAAGTTCGTCGACACAGGCATCCCGTAGCGGTCGTGCCGGATGTGGCAGCTGCGGCAGAGTCTGATGTAATCAGCGCGGTCGCGGCTGTACGTACCGCTGATGTTGGCCCAGTCATACAGCTGGCTCTTCGCGTTCTCACCGTTGCAGTTCTCGCAGTGCTTCGGTGTGCCGAACTGCTTACGGATCCAGGTGTGCTTGGCGTTGTACCCGGCAGCGTCACCGAGCCAATTGCCGTTCTTATCAGCTGCTTTCGCCTCGCTGATGTTCCGTCGATAGTCCTTTGAGCGCGGCCGACCGGTGAGAGCAGCGGCGATCTTCTGCTTGTGCTCCTCGGTCTGCCGATACCCGAGTCGGGCCATCAGATCGCCTCGTACATCGTATGGAGCTCATGGGCATAATCGAGGATCGTCTCCCGGTACCCGAGGTCCTTGATCCAGTTCCGGAAGTCGCGGGAGTACTCGCCCCACTGGTGGAACATGAATTCGGGGTGGATCGACGCGAACAGCGTCGGCCGGAACTGCCGCAGGATGTGTTCGGCGCCGCGCAGGACCTGCCACTCGGAGCCCTCGACGTCGAAGCTGATGATGTCGGGTGGCTCGCAGTTTTCGGCGACGGTGTCCAGGCGGATCTGCGGATAGTTCGCCGCCTCGAGGTAGAGCTCCTTGAAGCCGTGATCGCCGATGATCTCTCCGGTCGCGACGTCGGGCCAGCAGCGGCACGGCTGCGCTCCACCGCCGTCGGTGACGTTCGATGCGAATCCTGCAAAGCAGACTGGCATTTCGAGGTCGTTGGCGTCCCAGATGGCCTTGATATTTGGCCACGCTTTCGGGTTCGGTTCGAAGAGGAACATGCGCGCGCCGGCTAGGGCGCAGATCGCGGCCAGGTCGCCCTCTTCGGCGCCGACGTAATACACGACCGGGCGGGTCCCTTTCGTGCGGACCGCCTGGCCGCCGAAGTTGCGCAGCACCGAAGTCTCGGACAGGTCGTGGATCCGGGAGACCATGGCCGTCGTGCGGGCTTTCTCCCAGCCCTCGGCGGTGTACCACTCGGGGCGCTCGGCGCGGTGCTTCGGCAGGACGATGTCGTACCCGCCGTTCACGCGGGTCGGGACCATCTCAACCACAGACGGTCTCCAGGATCGTCTCCCAGCGGTGTGCGTATGTGTGCTCCGCCTTGACGAGTTCGTGGCCCTCACGGCGGACGTGTTCCCGGTCGGCGTCGTGCTCGAGCCAGAAGTCGATCTCGTCCTTGAGCTGGCCGAAGTTGCCGTACTGGTAGAACGCCAGGTGCCGGTAGTCCTTGAAGTGCCTGTCCATGCCCGGGACGCGCGGGTGGATCAGGAAGCCGCCGCGGCCGAGAGTCTCGTACACCCGGTCTGACCAGTAGTCGGGGTAGTCGAAATTCAGACACAGGGTGTCGCCGACGGCGACCTTGCTCGACGCGTAGAGCTTGTTCAGGTCGCTGCCGCGGATCGTGCCGGTGTCGCCGTCGCCGCCGACATGGGTGAACCGCTCCCCGTAGGTGTCGCGGAGCCAGTCGATCAGCTTCGGCCGGTACGGCCACTCCGGGTGGTAGCCGCGGGAGCCGACGAAGATGACGTCGTTCCCGTACGGGCTGACCGGGTCGGCGAGGTAGCACTCGGGGCCGAACACCGCGGCCGGCAGGTAGTGGCCAGTGGCGGCGGTGTTCTGGTTGAGCCAGTCCGCCATGAGGCGGTCGACGGTGAAGAAGTGGTCGACCATCCGCATGTACGGGTCCTGCTCGTACGTCTTCCACCGCCGCAACCCCATGTACAGGTCGAGGTGGTAGGCGACGACGGGCACCTTATGCCAGCGGATTTGCTCGATCACCTCAGGCAGCCCCGGTGTGTTCCAGCCGTGAGTGTGTACCCAGACGAACATGTCGCTACCGACGGCGGCGCCGACGATCTCCGACGCTGGGGCTTTCGGTTCCTGCAACCGAATCACATTGTGACCCAACGCCTCTAATGAGGCGGCGTGGTGGGACTCCGAGCTGTACGCCACCTCGAAGTTACCGAGAAACCCAATCTGCATGGCGAACCCCTTTCCGCAGCCTGGAAGGAGTTCGTGCTACTGGGAGGGCTGTTCGGACTGCTCGGCGTCGACCGCGTCGATCGAGCCTGTCACCGGGCTGCCGGGCGTCTCCTGCACGGGCGCGGCGGGCGCCTCGGGTTCCGCCGGCGTCTCGTCGCCAGGCTCCGCGTCGGGTACGACGTCGTCGAGCGCCTGGGCGGCCGCCTTTAGTGCCGACAGGTCCGGGGTCTCGCCCGCGGCGATCTGCTCCTCGAGGTCGGCGACCTTGTCGAGGATCTCGTCCTTGGCCTTGCCGAGCTGCTCGGTGATCTGATCGACGGCGTCCTGGGTTGCAGACATGACGGTCTCCTTCAGGTAATCGGTGAGGATGAAGAACAGAACAGCGGCCACGAGAAGTGCGACGGCAATTCCCGCGGCCGACAAGAACATGTCAGCCATGTGATCGCCCCTTCACGTGGGCACGAAAAAACCGCTGACACCCGGGTCCGGGCACAGCGGTACTTGCAGCAAATAGTACTCATGAGCACGCGCGTCGTCACGTATGGACACGCGTGGGTCTCCACGGACCTTTGCGGATCGCCCGAGATCACCCGGAATTGCTCAGTCGCTGGCCGCCTGAGCACGCCTAGCAAATAATCTGGCCTGGTAAGCGATCACCGATCCAATCAGGTATTCGGGGCCCCCATCTGCTCCGACGCGCTGTTCGATTTGACCTCGACGAGCCCAGTTGTAGATGTCCTTGCGGGTCCTGCCTAGAGCGTGGGCTAGATCCGGCGCGCTCAGCCACTCCTCTGGGTCAGAAAGCAAGTCGGCACCGCCGGGGATCTGCCAGTGCACGTCCTCGGCGGCCCACCGCTGGTCCAGGCGGGCCAGCTCATGTGCGGGGTCGAGGTAGCGGTGCTGGGCCAGGTCGACGACGAGCTGCCGGTACGACTTCGCTACGCGCTTCGCCCGGTCCTCGCGCGACTCCCCCGGAACGGTCAGTCCGGCCATACCGCACGGTGCATCTCGAGGGGGCCGTCGATGTTCTCCCCGCCGATGGTTTCGCCTGTGAGCCTCCAGATCCAGGACCCGTTGGTGGCGGACAGTTTGACGAAGTCACCGTCGCGACTCCAGGGGTTGCCGTCGAAGGACCTCAACTCCAGCATCGGCCCGCCGAACCACACCTCGGGCGCGGCCTGCGTGCATTCCCATGCCCGATCGCGATACCGAAGGTGCACCTCAGGATGCATGCCCATCAGTTGATAATCGTGGTCGACGATTTCGCGGGCATCTACTACTTCGCCATCGATGACCTCGACCCACCAGAGTCCCGGCTCACCGGGTAGCGGCGCCTGCATGACGAGAACACCGCCGTTATCCGCCTGGAAGCTGACGGCTTCCTCTCGGCTGTCGAACTCCTGAATCCACTCGCCGCCATCGGGATGCGGTTGCTTCAGCGCAAATGCCATCTTCCGTCCCTGTTTCGGCTAGTCGAGCCGGCGAGCCAGTTCGACCCAGCGGGGTTTCTCGGCGGCGTAGCCAAGCGCGAATTCCGCGTCAGTAGCATCACGGTCAGGTTCGCTGGTCACTTGTCGCCAAATCTCATCGAGCCTCTTTCTGTGTTCACGTTCGTTAGTGATGCTCCATCGCCACAGGCACGCACCGGCAGCCCCGATCAACGCCAGGAATGGCACTGAGATTGCCACCCCCGGCACTCGAACTCCGTCCTCGACAAAGGCATTCCCGACATAGACCGGCACCAACGCCAACGCCAGGCAGCCGTACGTCGCCGCCAACCACCGACCACTGCTCATCTGCTCAGTCTCCTTATGTCAGGGTCGCTCGGACCAGTATTGGTAGTTGGACCTGACGTGCATCGGCACGTCTTCCAGGTCGCGGACTTCGTATTCGGGCCAACGTTCCTGCAAGGCGATCTTCGACGCAGATGTGGTCACGACGTTGACGATCCGGCCATCCTTCAGAAGTGCTATCTCACGTCCCATTTCAACTCCTGTTGAGTACCGATAAGTAGGCGGTTGGACATTACGAAGACGCTCATAGGGGCTCCACGATCGCCAAAATCTCGAAGTGCCCCTCCCGGCGTTCCCGAAATGCCTTGAGCGCGTTGAGCGGTTGATCTGGCTCCTCGAATATTGGGCTTACGATCTCGTGCGCCATCCGTGACCGGTTCGCGACGTCGTAGGAAATCTTGAACACCGCGTGCCCGATCTGCCGGTCACGGTGCGCTGT